CAGTCGATGATTTTGGCGATGCCGCGCGGTGAGAGGTTCATTTTTTGAGTGCGCGGATGGACTCCACAATTTTGATGGAAGTGAAGATCGCCGCCAGCAAACAGCTTGCGATCCGGATCCACTGCTCGGCTTCGCTCAAAGAAATGGCGAGTGCGCCCACGTTTGCGAGGTTCACGGTCGCCAAGTCCAAGAAATGCCGAGAGTTAAGCATGAGCGACAAAAGTGAGTCCCGGTCCGGGCACGCGTGGAAGTCGTCCGGTTTCATCATAGAGCCCACTGTACGGCGAAATCGTCGCAGGCGGAAGCCCATTTCCCTCAGTTCCTGCGGGCGGGAGGACTCTTTTTACGGGGGCGAGGATTTGCAGCCCCGCGGGCGGCGTTGCCCCCAGGTACTTTGCTTGATGGCCGGGAATGTTGGGTACGGGTAGGACGGTCATAAAAAAAAGAGATCCACACGAAGTTGGCGGCGATGCCGATATTGAGCAGCACCTCGGATGCCGCGGGACTCGAAAGCGTTAGCAGATTCCAGAGCGCGCCGCAAACTGTCACGGTGGTGGCGCCTTTGCAGAGCATTGCGGCCCACGGCTTGCGCCAGATTGCCGACTCGGGATGCCCAAAGACTCGGAACACCAAATGCAGCGCGGAGACGGCCAGAATGCCGTTAGCGGTTGCGTTTATTGCGGTTGCTGCTGTCATCTGTGATGAATTTTGCGCTGATTGTTTCCACCGCCCGGAGCCCGCAGAAGCCGAGCAGGAACGCCGCTGCGTAAGCGTACTGCGGCTCCCCGTCCAGCCGTGCCAGCTTCAGAATTAACGGCGTCACGTAGTTTGCGCTCGCGGCGCCCCCCAGAAGGCTTGCCAGCGTGCGCGGCAGATTCCTGCCGGCCTCTTTAGACGACATCAGCACAGAGCCAGCAAAACCCGCCATGGCGAGTCCCAGATCAACGCCCGCCTGCTTGAGTTCCTCGATCATTTTGCGGGAGGCTTGAAGCTCGCCCCGTAGTAAAACGCAAGCACAGCGGAGAACGCCGTGCTCAGGCTGCCAATCAGCAGCGACAACGTCGTGGACTCCCACAGTTTCAGATCGCCGGTGAGCAGCCCGATGAGGATTCCAAAAAAGCCCCCGGTGACAACGCAAGCAAGCACCGGCGGCACCCATGAGCCCGTTGAAGTTTGCATCGACCTGGCGCTCATGCGGTCTTCGGCTGCCAGCTTTTCGGCGTCGATGCCCAGCTCCGCCATCCTCGTCTTGAGTTGCAGGTCGGCCGCCTGTAGGGCGGCAATCTGCTCTGCCGTTAAATTGCCCGAGGTCAGCGCCCGCTGCACCTTGTCGGTTGTCGCCTCGCTCATCCCAAGCGCTTTGCCAACGGCCTCCACGGCAGCGCCGCCGAGCGGGCCACCGAGGAGGTTACCGATTGTGGGGAGGAGTTTGGAGAGGAAGGACATGCGCTAGAAATAAGTGGTGACAATCACGATGCCCTGCGCCCCTGCACCGCCTGCACCAGAGTTGCCGACGTTATCGAGAGCCGCGCCTCCGCCGCCCCCTGCGCCGCCATAAAGCCCGCCGTTGCCACCGTTGCCTGCGTTGCCAGTGACGCTTGACCCACCACCTCCGCCTGCGCTGCCACTAGCAGCAAACCCTGCTGCGACGTTTGGCGCAGATGCGCCGTTGCCCCCAATCGTTCCGCCAGAGGCAGTGCCACCGCTGAACCACGATCCAAGCGCAGTTCCTCCCGCGCTTCCTGAAAATCCAACCGTTGCGGAAGCAGGAAGCCCCCCTCCTGCGCCTCCTCCTGCACTTGAAACATTTACATTTGAACCACCAGTAAGTGCCCCTGCCCCTCCACCGCCCGCTGATCCGTTACCGCCCGGAAACATGGCGCGGGAACTTGAACCTGCCCCAGCAGGTCCACTTGCGGTTGTTGCAGTCCCAGCGCCACCGCCACCGTTCACTTGTACCCACGTTCCAAAGGAAGAGTTTCCTCCAGCTACACCAATGGTTCCGTTTGTGCTGTTGGCTGTTACGGAAGCGCCTCCAGTCCCACCACTTCCAACCGTAACAAGTTCAGTTGCATTTAGCAATGAAGCGGCGATGTCGCGAAAGGAATACGATCCACCTCCTCCGCCACCCCCCCCAGATGCCTGAGCAGCAATGCCAGCCTTTCGGCCAGACCCCCCTCCGCCACCACCAGAAATCACAACAACGTTTACCAATTTTGCGTTTGCCGGTTTGGTCCATGTAAACGTTCCCGCCGTGCTGTAAACGTCCACCTGAGCCTGTGCAGCTTTTGCGCCCAGAGCGTCAGTCAGCCCGTCAATCTTGCTCTGCGCAATAGCGGCAGCCGCGTCCACGTCAGCGTTAACAAGCAGGCTCGCCGGTGATTGCAGCACTCCCGCCACGTTTTTCCAAAGCCCGGTGCCTCCGATTAGGCCAAGTGAGGTATGGACATGGCTCGGCGTGTTGTCGCCAAACTGCGCCGTCACCGTGTGCCCGTTGGCAGTCGCGAGCGCCTCAATGGCAACGTAGATGCGGTCCGTTGCAAGGATGGTCGTCTGCTCCACCAGCATTGACACCGAGTACTGCTGTGACGTTGCCCCGATTGCCTGCACCGCAGACGTGCCCAGCGCGGTCAGCGTGGTGCCGTTGTAGATGTAAGCCTTGAGCCGGATGCTGTTGCTGTGGTTTTGGTCAGCAACGCCCAGCGCCCAGACGTTAAAGTCCCACAGCCCTGCCGGAATGAGCGTCGTCGCCGGATCCTGTGGCGTGGCCTCGCTCACAAAGCCAGCGACCAGCGTCCATGTGTCTGGCGTCAGGCTGCCCGTCGTAACATCCACCTGCGTCGTCTGCCCAGTGCGTCCCAACTGCTTAGGCGTGCCGGGAATGTTAGTCACGGGAGCGTCTGCGTCAGTGGACTGGTTTAGGTAATAGGTTAGCCCGTTTGCGCCCCCTCCGCCCCCGCTGGATGGCGTAGCAGGTGCCCATGCTGTACCGTTCCACAGGAGCGTCTGCCCCGTTGTTGGCGCTGTTGCTGCCACCGCGTTGCCCTTGAGCTTGTCCACGCTGGTCGTGTGCAGCCCGCCGGACACGTCGCCGGTGATGATTGGAGAGTTGAGAGATGGCATGTTATTCGATCCAGTTCAGCGGGATTTAAGCGTCCGGGAATTGAGCAATCGGAGGCGTAAAGTTAGCGGTATATCTGCAAATATTTTTTGTGATTCGAAGGTCATCAATATTGCCAACGATGGGACCGGATGACCCAGACGCGCCAATTGTCCACAAGTTGCCAGAAGCGGTGTAGTTCGTGGCATCATTATAAGTGGTTGCCTGCGCAACTCCGTTAATAAACATCCTAGTAATGCTAGTCTGTCTGGTTTGAGCAAAATGGACCCATTGATTTAATGGGATAACGCTCGAAATAATTCGATTATTGTTTCCTAAAATAAAAACAATATTCCCTGATGTATTTATAACAAAGCCAGCCCCCGTTAGGTTTGCAATGTAAAGTATGTTTTGTTGAGCAGCAAACGACGTTGTCCTGATCCAACACTCAATCGTGTAGTCAGCTGTTCCGAAAGCAAATGGATTATTAGTCGTTGTTGTTAAGTAGCCTCCAGTGACTCCAAGGTATGATGCAGTTCCGAATTTTACTTGTGCCGTCGATGTTGTTGCTCCTCCAAAAACTTGAATCGCTGATGGGAATGGAGAATTGTCTAAAAACGCAGTCCCACCGTTTGCACCGTTCATGTGCAACAGCAACGAAACCTGCAGAAAAGATGGGTCTGTTGGAATTCCAGATTCTACGGAGCCCCCTAAAACCCATGTGTTTGGAAACAGTTTTGTCGCACTTGCTGTGGCATATTGCGTCGAAATTGCGGTGTAGTTTTGAGGAGAAAGAATTGTCGCGCTTGATCCAGCAACAAATGAAACTTTGGCTGCCGATGAATTGTTGATAAACCTGATTTCAGAACCTTCTGTGATGGTTGCGTTTGCGTCTGCTGGCAATGTCACCACAACGTCTGCCACTGCAGAAAACGGAACAATTTTCTGAGCAAACGTGGCGTCGATTGTCAGGCTTTCCGTTTGCAGTGCCGCCACAGTAAACCCGCCACCACCGCCGCCGCTGATCTGCGCGGTCGTGAGACTTGTCACTCGGCCCTTAGCGTCCACGCTCAAAACGGGCACCACTGTGCTGCTGCCGATATTGCTCTGCGCCGTTGTGATGGCCGCCAGAGTTGGGTTTGGATACGTGCCGGTCAGGTCGCCACCAGCGGCTGCCGTTGCGCCCAGTGCGCCCACGTCGGCGGCGGTTGGAAACAGATGCGTGTGGTCTGCGCGTGCCGCAAACGCGGACACCCCAGCAATGGCAGTTGTGGTCAACGCTGCGCCCGCCGCGGTACTCAGCCCTGCGATTTGGCTTGTCGTCAGTGCTGCAAACGTGACCGTTGACAAAGCGGTGACTCGCCCTTTGGCGTCGATGCTGACAACCGGGATGACGGTCGCGCTGCCCGCATTTGTTTGCGCGGTCGTGATGGCGGCTAGCGTTGGGGACGGGTAGTTTCCAGCCAAGTCGCCACCAGCTGCCGCGGTCGCACCAAGCGCTTCAACTTGTGCGGCGGTTGGGAAAATATGTTGATGGTCTGCCCGAGCCGCAAACGTGGAGAGCCCGACAACAGCAGCGGTTGCCAGTGCAGCAGGCGCAGTTGTCGCCAGCCCAGCAATCTGCGCCGTAGTCAGCCCGCCAAACTGCACCGTGGTCAACTCGGTCACGCGCCCTTTTTCATCGACCGATAGGACGGGAATTGCAGTCGCGCTGCCAACGCCACTTTGCGCCGTCGTGACGCTGGCCAGTGTTGCCGCTACGGATCCAGTGCCCGATGCGGTCACGTCCCCGGTGAGTTCGGTGATGCCGCCCCCGCCGCTCCCTCCGCTCGCCACGATTGCGCGGATGCTGATGAGTTCGCCCGCGATGGGAGCCTCCACAAACGTGATGGTGCCCCCTGCGGTGCTGGTCACCGCGTATTTGCTCGGAGGCTGATCAATTCCGCCTACGCTGACGAGGTAGCCGCCGTCCGCAGTGCCGTTGTAGCCAGTGAAAGTAAACGCCGTGGTGGTGCCGTCGCCGGTGTGCTCGGTGACCGTCGTCCCTGCCGAGGTCGGCGGGTTAAGCAGCATCACGGCGCTGTCCCCCCCCAGAAACAGTTCGCCCGTCAAGGTGTTGACCGCCAGTTCGCCGACTTGAAGCGACGCCGGGTTGCCGGTCGCGCCGGATCGGCGCTTCGGGATAATCGGAAAGGCCATAGGTTAGTAAGTTCCAGCGCTGGCGACGGTCGCTGTTCCGTCGCCTGCAATTTCGATAGATGCGGAGGATTTGACGCCGCCCACCACCGTGGACGTGCCGGGAATGATTTTGGCGGCGCCTGCGCTGCTGACGAAAAGCGAATTGCTGGCGACCGGATCCACGCTCAGCACGCCCAGCTGCGCCGTGGTCGCCACCTGCAGCTGATTGGTACTCAGCACGCCCGAGGCGGTCAGTTGCGGCACCCCGGACGGTGTTGCCAGTTGTGTCAGCTGAGCAGTGCTAACGGCGCCGATGTCTGCCGGAGTCAGCACCACGTTGCCCGCTGCCGTTGGCGACACCGAGTTGACGCTGCGCACCTCGGACTTTGCGCCGTCGATAAAGTCCCAGGTCGTGCCGTTGTAGGCGATCATGTCGCCCGCCTGCACCACGGTCTGCCCATCGATGGCGGGCGAGAGTGTCGCGCTGTTTGCGGCGATGTAGTAGTCCCCCTTTTCCGCAGTGCCTGCGCCGACGACGCCACCGGATGCGATCACCGGCGAGGTATTAACCGCCCACGCGCCTTTGTACGTCAACGCGCCAACGCTCGAGGCTGGCAGCAGCGCGCTTGGGATTTTGCCGTCCACGCCCAGCTGCGGCACCAGTCCGGCGACCGCGGTCGTCGTCAAAAACGCGACCTGGCTAGTGGTCAGCGCGCTGATTTGGTAGCTGGAAATCAGCCCGGCGCCCGTCAGCTGCGGGATTTTGTCGGCGATCGCGAGCCGCGTGATGTCGTTGGTCGTGAGCGCGTTTGCCGTGCCACCGATTTCGACCACGCCGCTGTTGCTCTTCATGTAGAGCTTGCCGCTCTGAGTGTTGACGGCCAGCTCTGCCAGCTGCAACGCCCCGGCGAGAGGCGCGTCTGGCGACGTGGTGACCGCGTTGCGGATGGGAATGATCGGGAATGCCATGGTGGTGCGTTAGTAAGTGCCTGCCGTGAAATCGACGGCCACCCAACTGGTGCCGTTGAACTGGTAAATTTGGTTTGCCGTCGGCAACGTGCCCGAGACGGGGTTGCCGCGAATGCCGGTGACGGTTGCCACGGTGCCGGACTCGCCGGTCGCGAGTGAGAGATCACCGGTCACGCTGGTCAGCGATCCGGGCGGTCCTTGCGGTCCTTGCGGTCCGGTTGCGCCGGTTGCGCCTGGTGCTCCGGTGAGCAATGTCACCACCAGCGGTCCGCATGTAGAGTTGCAGCTCATAGGTCAGGAGATTGTCACGCGTGCTTCGATAAGGCGGATGTCCCAGCCGTCAGGACGCTGGACGTTGACGGTCAGCTGTGCGCCAAACTGTGCCGAAAATGCCGCTGTCTGTGTTTGAGTCAGCCTGAGCGACACCGTCTCAGCGTCCGGTCGTACGATGGTCGGCGTCGTCAGCGATGCGCCCGCAGAGGTTTTGAGCGTCACGCCCACAAACCAGTCCGTTAGGTCGGTGTAAGCGCTGCAAAGCCCGTCCTCCTGCAGTTGGAACGAAAAGTCCCAGTCGGTCCCGCGCTGGATTGTTGAGCTGGTTTGGACGGCGACCATGTACCCTAAGGCCTCAGGACAAGTAATTCTGCGCCGAGTCGCAGCACCCGGACGCCTGTTCTGCGCCCTCGGGCCATGCCTTGGCTGCCACCTCCTGCTCGCGCGTTGCGAGCCGTCCCAGCGGGCATTGTGGCGCTTCCTTAAGGATTTGGAACCGCGCCGTGCAGGTTGCCGCCTGTTCACACTGTGCGCACACTGAGAGCCTTTTGTCAACGAGCCACCGCGGGATCATGCGAGTGAAAAAATGCAGCTAACGGATGCCGTGAGAAAGCCGTTGTCGCTGGTGCCGTTTTCGCCGTTTTTGAGCCACCGTATCGGCACCGCGTTTGCTGCAGGGAACCCCGAGTCTGGAGGCGTAGGCGCGATCCCCACTAGCATGGTGCCGGGCGGTGACGCGTCAATCGCGGCTCTGTAGGACACGCTGTACGGGTCATTTTCCCAATCGGGATACGGCGACACCGGCAGCAGGTTTGTCCTGGTGTCGTACCCATCAGGCTGCACTTGCCAAAAAATGCTCCATTGCTCAGTGCTCGGAGTCCCCACCGTCGGTGTGTAGGTCACGGGAATGGTGTTCTCCGGCGTGAGGATGCCGAATATTTGTGCCCGCCCTTCGCAAAGGTTGTCGCCGCGCAGGATCCAGTTCGGCTCATTTCCAAGCGGCGTGCCGATGCATTGCAACTCGCGGTGGGTCCATCCCGTGTAGAGTGCGGCGTGCGTTATGGTGCCGGATCCCGCAAGCGTGTAGCCGGGTCCAGTCTCCAGATAGTTAAAAGCCACCGATACGCTGCCGGTGATACGCTTCCGCCACTCGTAACAGTTCATTCAGTCCACGCCAGGTTGCAGGGACTCGGCACCGGCTGCGTGCACACGTTGTTGATTTCGGTGATGGCCAGCGGGTCGCCGTCGGTGACCACGGTCGCAAGCAGGATGTAAACGGAGTCCGCTGTATTCGGTTCAATGTTGCCGCTCTGCAAAATGGTGATGGCCGTGGACTCCGGCAGGATTTCCAGCGTCGTCGTGTTGTAAGTGATTTTTGCGTAGATGTAGGAGTTCCCGCTGATCTCGAGGATAAACGGCGGGAAGTCGAGTCCCATGCCGTCGGGCCACCGGCCTGCAATGAGGTTTTGAGCCACTTGGACTTTTAGCCCAGCCTCGTCGCTGGCGTCGGTCACTTCAAAATAAGGGCACACCGCGCCCGCCGCCTCGGCAGATGCGCCGCCCGCGCTTGATGCCACATTGATTGTCGTGCCGCCAGCGCTGCGCAAAAACGTGCCACCGGTGACCGCGGTGACCAGCGAGCTTTTGACAAGGTCGACAAGCTGGTTAAATGCCGACGGCGACACCGGCGTCCCTCGTTGCTGATATTGGATCATGCGTAGAGAAAGATGTCCCAACTCGAGTTTGCTGCAGAGGACGTGTATTCGTAAGTGGTACGAAACCGGTCGCCCTCCTGTTGCGATCGAATGCCAGAAAGAATGAAGTTTGCTCCTTCTGGAGGTGTAAATCCAGACGGCCACCCTCCGCCCCAAACGTCAATCCTGCCGAGCATTGACATGTCTGGAGCGCCCTCCTCAAGCACTGTCACGCGAGCGATGCAGCGGCCCACGTAGTAGGACTCCACGCCTTTTTTGATGTAGCTGTAGAACTTAACAAACGGCGCATCCGTTTCGGCTGCAGGCTGCCAAAGGTTCAGCGGGTTCTCCGTCGTTACTCCCGTGCCTTTACCTCGCAAAAACGTGTCGTTGGGGTTTTTTTTGTACGTTGCCCAAAGCGCTTTGAGGTTGTCCGGGATCGCATCGGCGCCGCTGTTGAAGTACGGATGCGTTTCAAGCGGTTCGGTGCCAATGCTGCCGTCGAACGAAAACTGCGGTTCGCCCTGGCTAATAAGGAACTCCTCCACCAGCGTGTAAACGCCGTCGGTTTGGTCCTGCCTGTAGCTTCTGGCGTTCGGGTTAAGTTCGATTTCGCCTTCTAGGCTTTGCTGGGTGATGGTCTGCATCACGCAGCGGTCGATTCCCATCGACTCTTCGATTTTGACTTGTGTCGCCATAAGTTAGATGACTCCGAGTTGAGGTGTCACGCTGCCGAGGTACGGATTCTGCATCGGCTGCGCTGCCTGCAAAAAGCGGTCGATGCTGTCAGCAATGCGCTGCTGCACTGCGAGCTGGTCGCGCTGCACGTTGATGCCCTGGTCGCCGCCCCACACTGCCCCGCCAAGCGCTCCCACCTTCGCCATGCTTGTCGTGATGACAGGCGCGGCTGCGGACATCACGCCTTTGCTGGCAATGTCCACGCCTGTCGGTGCGGCTTCTGGCGTTTTGTATTTTTCGCGCGCTTCCTGCGTTCGTCGTTCCGCTTCGGCTCGCGCTTTTGTGAAAAAGTTGTCAACGGTTTCCGGTGCGCCTTCTTGTTGCCCGCTAGGCCCACGTTCGCCTCCGAGCAGTTTGCCCAGCAAAAGCGCCGGAGCCAGAATGATCCTTGCAGCGAGGTCAAACGCCTTGAGCATCATTGCCCCGGCGGACGTGATCGCGTCGTATATTTGTTCAGCAATCACCAAAGCGGTCCCAAAGGCACTGCCGATTTCTCTGCCAACGCCGCTAAAGTCCAGCTTTGCACTGGCGTCGATGACTTCCATTAATTGAGGGACGATTTCGGAAGCAATGCCCACAAAAAACCCGCGCACTTTGTTCCCGGCAAGCCCGAGGATGTCGCTGGCTCGGCCGAAAACTCCCGCGTTTTCCAGCAGCATTGCGCTTTGAGTGCCAAGGATTGCGCGCACCTCGTCCATGCCGCCAGCGGCAAATACCGAAAGCAGCTTGGCGCCGGACTTGCCGAAAATGTCCATAGCCGCAGCGGACCGTGCCGCTGGGTTTTGGATCGCGCTGATTGCCGCCCCTACGCGCTGCAGTTGCTCGTCTGCGGTGAGCCCTTGAATGTCAGCAATGCTAATTCCCATCCGCGCAAACTTCAGCGCAGCCTCATCGCTTCCACTGGCAGCGTCCGCAATCGAACGCTGTAACTTGGCAATCACCGGCTGCAGCTGCTCGGCTTTCATGCCGTTGAGGTCGAATGCCAGCTGCAGTTCCATCAGCTTATCGATGGCGACACCTGTCTGCGCGTTGAGGTCAACCAGGTCGTCCCCCAGTTGAAGCGCGTCGCGAAGCCCGTCAGCGGCAAACGTCACGGCCTTCATCACGGCCTGCAGGCTCAGCAGCTGCGCTCCGGCTTGCAAAATTCCAGCAGCTACGCCTCCAGCCATGCTCTGTTGCATGGCGCCGCCGAGCTGTCGCGTTGATGCCATTGCGCCGTTAATTCCGCGTTGAAAGTTGGCCCAGTCGAGCCCGAGAGAGGCAAAAATCATTTTAGCGGGTGCGTTGGCGGTTTAGGAAATCGGCGGTGCTTCGTGCCATTGCGTTTGCCTGCATTGTTAATGCCACCGAGAGCTTTTGTTGAATGTTGCCGGAGTCAGTGTGGTCGGTGTTGTTTTTGACGAGGTACTTGAGTTCCGTTTCGGTGTCGCGAATTTCTACGGCCCCAGGTACGCGGTTCCCGTGTCTAGTAATCCATTTGGGAAGTCCACCAACGCCAAATCGGTTTGCACCGGCCAGCCAGCCCGATGCCGTCAGCCCTTGCTCTTCCAATAGTTTTCGGCGCACGTAGGCAATGCTGGTGCTCCACGCTGGCAGCCGCGGGCGGCCTCGAATGCGGCGCTTGCTGTTGCGTTTTGATTTGTACCAGGCCAACAACTGCTCCGGCGATTGCTCGAGCACGTCGCGGGTCACGCGCGCGCCAAAAATGCGCGCAATCTGCTCCCACCCGCCAGAGCGCGCTGCTGTTGCCCTGTATCGCGCCGGGATCGGCTGAAAGGCGCGTGCGAGGTCTGCCAAAATTGCGTTCTGTCCCTGTTTTTTGCCAGCAGCAAAATCCACTCGCCCGGTCGGTTGTCCATCCTGCCCAATGCGAATTGAACCGCGGCGCCCCCCCATCGGCGGAGTCACAGCAAACAATAAGCGCAGCACGCCTTTGAAGTTGCGTTTTACGACTTCGCGCGAAGCGCGACGCGATGTTGCCATAACGCGCTGCAGTTCCTGAATGAAACGCGCCTGCGCTGAATCGTAATCCCAGCGTATGCCGTCACTCATCGTCCTCCTCCTGCTGTTCCTGCGCCGGAAACAGGCTTTCCAGCGGTTTTTGCGTGCGCCGGATAGTCCACGCCCCGTTGCCCCAGATTGCCGCGTGATAGACTCGGAGCAACTGCGCCAGTGGCGCCCGGCGTTGAATGTGGTCTTGCGTCCATCCCGTTTCGCGCGCCAGCACCAGAAGGAAAGACTCCTCCCAGCCTGGCGCTGTCAGTTTTTTGGCGCGTCCTCCCTCGTTGCGCCGGGTTGCGGCAGCACTTCCACGCGCCCCGTCTCGACGGCTTCGGCCTGTGCTCGGCACCATTCAGCGACCGGTTTTGCCAGCGCTAGCGGAAACGCCCGAGTGAACGCCTTGATTGCCGCCAGCGCTGTGCCGTCGCTGATTGACTGCTCCACCTCCTCCGGCTCGCGGCACTGCAGCCACGCGCAGGCGATCACCTGTTCTTGGTCTGACAGTTTGCCGAGGTCCAGCTCAGCAATGGCCATCTGCGTCGTCAACGTCCACGGCCTCAGTTCCAGCGGCCCCACTTGTGTCGGTTTGAGAAAAAATGGACTCATACAAAGCGCGCTTGGAACTCCTGTTTCAGCCACTCCGGTGAGTCCGGATAAACGACACCAAAGGTTCGCGCGTTGCCGCGGGCGATGCCGACGGCGGCGGACTTGGCAAACCGCTTTAGGTCGCGGCTGTTGTCCCGGAATGCCCGCATCCAGCTGATATCTGAATCCGGATGCGCTTTGCACCACTCGAGGTCTTCAAAGCGCTTGCGGAACTCGTCGAACTCGATATTCGCGCCGTCAATTTTGGCATGCACGTCGCAGTTGACTATCCACCGGACGTGTAGCTTGCCGTCCTGGTCAGTGAACTGTTGAAAGCCTCCACGCTTAACCAAAGCGCCGCCGGAAGTGATCCAAGCGGCGATCAGGTCAGTGTTGAAGCTTTTTCCCGGCTGTTCGTGGTCCTCTAATAATCGGAGGCGCATGATGTGTTGTTAAGCTGCGTTGGTGTAAACGGTCGCCGTCGCGGACCATCCGCGGAAGTCGTCGTTTTTAGAGTCTAGAGACACGTTGGTCCAAATCCCCTTGCCGGTGGTTGCAGCAGGGATCCCCGCTTGGTTTCCTGCGGTAAACGGGCAGGTGTCGCCCTTGCCCTTCACGCTGACGGTGTACGACGTGTCAAAAGTGCGCGCCTCAGAATGCTGCCCGGCGCTGTTGATGAGTTGCTTGAATTCAGCCTTCATTTCGATGTCCAGGCTTTCAACGATTGAGCCGGACGGGGCGATGAGAGTAATTCCAAAGTCGGCCATATTATGCGAAAAGGGTGTAGGTTGCTTCGGCGGTGGCGAAGTCGTCGTTGGTTTCCGAGACTTTTGAGCTGGTCAGTTTCGCGCCCGTAAAAGCGCCCTCAGGCACTGCAAGCAAGTCAGCCTCGCCCTTGGTTTTGACGGTCGTCGTGGTCGTGCTGCGCGGCTTTGCTTGTGACACCACCGTTTGCCCGTCGGCGTCCCGGATGGTGACAAGTTCCACGACGGTTTCTTGCGACGACTCTTGCAAGTAACCGCTTGGGGCGGTGAGTCCAAATGTGACTGCTCCAAATGATACAGGCATGGTGGTGTTAGGTTGTTGGGCCAAAGCCCACGGTGTAAGGCATCGAAGTCCGCCAGTGGCGTTCCTCGCGAAGGTTGTCCGTTGATTGTGCGACTACGCCGTAAAGTTGCACCACCGCGGAACTGATCGAGACGTTTCGCATCGCGTCGTCCACGTCGGCGACGAATTCCGCGTGCTGCGCCCGCGTGTAGTCATCTGCCTGGCTGACTGCGTTCAGCGTCAGCGTGCCGCGTTGCAACGGACTGCCAACGACAACGTCAGTTTGCAACTCCATCAGCACGGCGCGCGCAGGGATTGGCTGATCGTCCTGCGGCTCGCCCACGTAGACGCCCGGAAGCGCCAAAGAAAGCGCGGACTGCACCGCTGCGGAGAAAGCGCCGTCGGTCATCGCGTGACGTCCTCCAAGTAGATTTTCCACGAAATGGGATCCTCGTCCCAGCTCGTGATGCGCCGCTCTGTCCCGTTAACTGTTAATTTGGCGCCCTTCACCGGCTCAGGAAAGCCCGTTTTTAGCAATCGCACAAAGCCCGCAAAGTGCTGCTCAAACCCGCCCGCGGCCAGAATGTCGCTTGTTTTTTCGGCGGCCACAGAAAACACCGTCACGCCCGCGTAGGTCACGCTGTCAGCCTGCATGTAATCCAGTGCCTGGATCATTGCGTTTTCGGTGATGGCGGTCCACTCGCTCATTAGATCAGCGCCGGTTCAGCCTTGCGGCGGGACACAGGCTTTGGCAACTCCACCGGCAGCTTGTTGAGCTTCACTCCTTCGGGGGTCGGGTTGCAAACCAGGTAGATCCGGCCTGCGCCGTTGTGCGCCTTGTAAAAACGGCGCGCTTCGTCTGGAGA